GTATTGCCTGTGCAGATGCTGATGCTGTGATCCTTCGGATTCAGAAGCATGAAAATCTAAAAGAAGAGTGGAAACTCGAGCTGGTCGAGACCGTAAAGGAATCTACACCAGAATGTTGGGACGCAAACGACTGAAGGAACGGGGCGTAAATCCCTAGTATTTCAGGAGTCAATCATGAACACACTTACTATCATCAAAAAGCAGATCGAGAAGGCAGCAGCACTGCACGATGCACAAATTGCTATGACTACCTATCGTGGTGTCAAGTATGAGTGCAAGCAGGGCGGTGAGGAAACTCACGGCACCTTCTGCTATCGCGGTCACACCTATAACAAGTGATCGTCATGGAAGCATTACAAGTTGCTGGGATCGTATCCCTCGGTTGTGTTGCGGCTATGTCATTACTTTACGGTGAAATCTTACTGTTGCACAAGATGTGAGGTAGGTCAATGAAGATCAAACTAGAATATGATCTTCCAGAATTTGATCCTACCAAGCATGATATCGACAAGACCTTTGCGTTTTTGACTTATCGTGGAGTACATTATGCAAAGTGGGTTGATTTAAAATCACGAAGCAAGCGTAACTGGAAAATCACATCTTGATATCAACACAAAGCACCCATTCGGGTGCTTTTTTGCTATTCTAAATACTTCAAATAACATAGGAGAGTCATGAAACTTTTTCTGGACTGTTCTGATGTCGAACTCATTGCTTCAGCATATGAAACGGGGTTGATCGACGGTGTAACCACCAACCCGAGTCTTATGATGAAGGCAGGCGAAGATCCCGTACATGTTATCAAGGAGATTGCTTCAATCTTTCCTTGGAACTCGTCGATCTCTGCTGAGGTTGTAGGCGACACAGCAGAAGAAATGCTCGACATGGCAGATCAATACCTGGACCTTGGTCCAAACATCACCATTAAAGTTCCTTGCACACCCGAAGGTCTCAAGGCATGTAGAGACCTGTCCAACGATGATGTTGCAGTCAATGTGACATTGATTTTTAGTTCAGCACAAGCAATCCTTGCATCTAAAGCAGGTGCCACATATGTGTCACCGTTTGTTGGTCGTGTATTCGATCAATCGTTTGATGGTATCGGACTAATTGAGGAGATCGCAGATGTATTTGCCACACATCACGCTAAGACCAAAGTCCTTGCTGCTTCAGTTAGGGATGTTCACCAAGTATCCTCTGCTTTTAGAGTGGGTGCTGATATCTGTACTGTACCTCTTCCAGTGTTCTACAAGATGTACAAGCATATCCTTACCGATAAGGGTCTAGAACTGTTTGACAAAGATTGGAAGGACTTACAACAATGCCTAGAAACATGATTAAAAAAGAGGAGATGGAGGTTCGTGTACTCAAACTAAAGAATGAGTTGTACGACGGGTCCTGGAGCGCCAGGAATGGCGATTGGCACGATGGTGCCCACACAATGCTCAATCGAGTTCTTGACATCATACAGGAGTATCGAGTATGAATAAGCAACACCTCAAGGTTCTGTTAAAGGACCTTGAGTTTTTACTAAATGAGCTTAAAGCAGAAGTATATTCGGACGCAGAATCTTACCTAGATAGTGAGAATGTGAGACGAGTACACATACACGATGACGACGGAGAAACAGACTGATTATGAAAACCCCTGGATTTTTAACGGACACCCTTTTTTATCTGAGGACATTGACGACTATTTCGGTTTTGTCTATTGCATTACAAATACACTCACAGGTAAAAGATACATCGGACGCAAATACTTTCACCAATTACGAAAACCTAGAGGTGGAGGTAGGCGAGTTAAAAGTGAAAGCGACTGGAAAAAATACTACGGAAGCTCTCGTGAACTTACTGAAGATCGCAAACAGTTCGGAAATCTGGTCTTCAAACGAGACATTTTAAGCCTACATAAAAGCAAGGGTCTCACAAATTTTGAAGAGACCCGACAACTATTCCTAAACAATGTACTTACGGAGGCAATGACAGATGGGTCACCAGCGTTTTACAACTCAAACATCCTGGGTAGGTACATGCGTAAAGATTACTTCAACCCTTGACCGCTCCTGATAGGTCTGCTATAATTACAAGGTAGTCAAGAGGGTTCCCAATGAACGCAGAGTTCTACGAGCATTCAAACGAATCGGTTGAAGACGCACTGTTCGATCTTTTCATTGACCAGTTGCATCACTTTGCCGAGCTCGAAGATCCTCAGACTATCGCATGGGTCAGTAGCTCAGCGGATAGAGCAACTGCCTTCTAAGCAGTTGGTCGCAGGTTCAAATCCTGCCTGACTCGTTGCCCTTTGGGGCATACGGTCCATTAGAGGAAAGCATATGACTACAGCACAACGCTTCTCGTCTCATATCGAAATTCTTTATGAGGCAATTGATCGTCAGGTAGTTCTTGACACCGAGTATCCTGTCATTTATAATCAGGTACTGAAACATTATGAGGAAAAAGGTGTCGATTTCTATGGTGATGTAGACGAGGATTACGATATCCTCTTAACTAAACTTGAACAGGACCTCTTTTATTATGAACAAAGCGAAAGTTCTTCTTGAACGATTCCCTTATCGTTATGTCGAAGTCGGGATGCTCGAAAACGGGCATCCTGATTACAGGATTCAGAAAGCAGACCACTATACTAAACGGTATAGTGACATGTATCTTCTTGACAACCAGATGCAACTTCTGACTGCCATGGAAGACTTTGAGTACACTAAGTGGTTGGATCCCGACCGCGTTCCCTGCTATGTTAAAGATCGAGTAAAACCATGAATGTTTATCAGAATGCTGTCGATGCTCTCAAAGAGTGTGTGAAGCAATCAATGGAAAGTGATGTACCCTCCAACACTCAAGGAGAAATCTGGCGTCACTATCAAGGTATGAAAACTATTGCCGAACAACTTGGAAAGAAAGATGAATCTGTTCAGTTCTTTCTTTCTGAATCTGAGGGAAAGGATCTTTACGATCCTGACTACAACATTCAAGCAGCACAACCTGTTGACTTGAACATCGGTAATGATGTCATTACCTTTTCCTAGTCTTTGCCAATAGACTATAAACTAGATGGTGTTTAGCGCGACAGAAGTCGATACTTTTATCATGAGAGGTGTAGTATGCAACCAGTAATTCACGAATTGTTTCCTACGCCTCTTTTTGAAAGTCGCATACAAGTGCAACAACAATGGGTGGATGTTGTAAAAAATGTTCCCTATGAAAGAGGTTACGATCCTAACTGGACATCTGTAACCAAAGAAATCCTGCAGTTACCAGAACTACATGATCTCAATCAAGAGATCACTGGTGCTGCAGGTTATTTTGCGTATAATGGATTAGGTGTCGCTCCCAATATAGAAGTTTATATCTCTAGATCATGGTCTGTAAAACACAATCCATGTGACAGAGCAGCAAAGCATTGTCATAGCAATTCTATTTGGAGCGGTATCTATTACATGACAGTCACTCCAGAGAGTGGTGATGTTTTATTTGACAAAGGAAACTTTTATCCTAATTGTTTCTTACCTACGATAGATCCTGATTGTTTTGAAAATGAATTTACTAGGAGGCAGTGGAGATACACCCCTAGTACAGGATCTCTCCTTATCTTCCCTAGTCAACTCTTGCATGATGTCCTCCCTAACGAATCATCTATTGACAGATACTGCATTGCATTTGACATTTTCATCAGAGGAGAGTTTGGATTTGCTAACGGAAACGGTATTCGTATCAACTGACACTTGACAGAATGTAAAGAAATGCTATATAATGTAACAGTTCTTTACATAAGACAATGACCGTAACAACGAATGAGTTTGGGCAACAAAATATGTTTGCCAAAGAACCGCAAATGTATGTCTCTAAGACTGACGCTGAGCGTTATGGTTATGAGACTTATGCAGAGCGGGCAGAAAAACTGAATGGTCGCACAGCGATGCTCGGTTTTGTTGCAGCAGTGGTATCTTATGCCACTACAGGTAGTCTGTTCTTCTTCGGAGCATTTGGTATCTGATGATTGAACTGCTCACTTATTATGTAATTGCTGGTGCTCTTATCATTGGAGCACCTGCAATCTTTTTTCTGATTGCCTTCATGCCTGCTCTTCAAAATACAAAGGGGCGCATGGTAGGATACAAAGATCACAAAACATATGGTGATTCTTCAATCTATGAGAACACACCATCCGACAACAGTAAATTTTACCTCACTTTGGAATCATGAACGAAAACGCTGAAAGGATTAATGGATGGGCAGCAATGCTCGGAGTCGTCGCTGCTATGGGTAGCTACGCAGTCACTGGTCAACTTATCCCTGGTATCTGGTGAATCGATTCTTGATGTTCACTAAAGAGTCCTGTGGACCCTGTGGACTTGTAAAGCGATACATCGATGCTATCAAAGATGATCGCACAAAAGTTATTGAAGAAATCTATCTAGAGGACTTCAGTGACCAACCTATCCCCGAAGAAAACCTTGCTATCGCTAAGAAGTATGAGGTAACTGCCACTCCTGTATTGGTTGTTACCGATTCTGATGGTGCTATCCTTGGTAAATATACAGGTGGGATGGAAATCACACAAAACATTAGAAAACTATTTGATCAATATGTCTGAACCCGTAACTGATCTCTACGAAGATATGGAAACCCTCAATACTCTTTACGAAGAACTATGCTGGGACGCAGATAAACCTCTAGAGTTCAAAGCGGATTACGAGAACGATCAAATTATCATCAGACTAAAGAGGGACTAAATACAACTGAATATCGTCGTCGCATGACAACGGGGTAACTGGCACAATCCAGTTGACGCCCCGTTTTTTATTTGGTACAATAGCATGGTAGTCTCATGAAACTTATGTCAATCGCAACTGCACTTGGTGGTATTGGATTGGGCGCTGCTCTCACTGTGAGTTTGATGCCGCCCCCAGTTGAACCGCCCCCGCCAGTGGTCGAGATTACCGTCGATGAATATGAACCTCGATGGACCTTGCCTGGCGGCACCCCCGAAGAACAATATGTACTCGAACAACTCCAAGAACATACCCGAATCACAGATCCTAATGCTCTTGCAACGATCTTGGGTAACATTAAACAGGAAAGCAAGTTCATTCCCAACATATGCGAGGGAGGGGCTCGAGTTTCTTACAGGGATTGCACTAGCGGTGGTTATGGTCTTATTCAGTGGACCTCAGTAAATCGCTATGATAATCTCGGTAGGTTCTGTGACACCTATGGGTGTGATCCTAGCAGTCTTGAAGGTCAGACTCGCTACATGATCAATGAATCTACATTCCAAAAGTATCTTCCTGAGTTTGAAGGTCGTGGTATGACAGTCTCTCAGTACATGGTCCCTGCTTATTACTGGTTGGGATGGGGTATCAAAGGTGCTCGTGAAACCTATGCATATGAGTACACCAAGAAACTCGTTCAGGTTTAAGTACAAATACTCAACTTTGAAGGTTGACGGAAAACCGTCCCTCCTGTATAATAAATAGGTAAACAAATGTAACGGACCATTGAGTCTTCGTTACATACCCCTGCCGCTTGACCGAGACTAGGCAGGGTCAACAATCCGTCTCTCATACCTCT